CAGTACCCTCAGGGAGGTCGATAGTGGTTGAACTACCAGTTGAAATACCAGCAATAGGTGAAGAACCAGGGGTTAATGCAAGAGTTGCAGTGGTTCCTGCAGGAACAAAATAGTCGGCAGTAGTAGCAACAGCAGTAGTTCCAATAGCAACATGAGTGTTTTGCGAAATTGCAACAACTCTCAGAGTATCTGACTGAACAGTAAACTGTGCAGACTGTGCTGATGTGGCTGAAGTATTAAAATTAATACTATCTCCAACTGGTGAATGTGCCATTACTCGTCCTCTTCGGTTTCTAATTCATTGTCAATTTCACCGATTTCATCTGCATCGGTCTCATCATCTTCTTGATCCTGAAGACCAAACATAGCATCTGCTACATATGGTCTAGCGAATTCAATTCTTTCTGCAGCTTTTTGATATAACGCATTTTTAATTGCATCACTTACTTCAGACGGAGAATCATCCGCAATCATTAAATCCATTAATTCATCCATAGATCAATATGTGTATATCTATGTTTTTATTTATATCTCGCCACCTTTGGGTGCCCCTGGTGACTCAGGTGCTTCGACTGGAGCTTCATCAACCTCCATATCTTGGGGGATGTTACCCATGCCACCCGCAGATTGCATAGCCATATTCGCCATCATCATCTCCTCTTCAGATGGAGGAATGATTCCAGCTTCTTTTTCTGCAGCGATTTGAACATCCTGTTCAATGATTTCTTGATCAGTCTGACGCAGAACCTTACGACGGACATAATCAACAGAGAAATACTTACCGATGTATGGATCTGCACTTGCAAGAATACCAAGTCTTTCTTGCATCAACTCAGCATCCTTCAGTTCTGCAAAGTGATTATCATAGAGATAATCATATTGAATATGATCACTCATGCTGTCCCATTCTTCAGGAGTCACGATGTTCTTCAGAATCAGTTGAGTTCTGAGAATGTCATGGAAGAGATGACTGAATCTCTTTCTCATCCTTCCAACAAACTTACTGAACTTCAGTTCGTCACGCAGAATCTCAGAAGAACGACCGAGACTAAATCCACTGTCAATATTTGTTCTAGACTCTGGAACCTGTAAAGAACGATACAGTTTCTTCTGGAAATACTCAACGTCAGTCAGTTCTCCGAGGTTTTGTCCACCAGGCAGTGTGGTAATTTCTGTACCACGACCACCTTCACGACGTGGAAGCCAGAAGTCTTCCATCATGGACATGTATTTCTTGTCATCGCGCATCTCACCAGTCTGTGCATCATAGGTGAGTTTGTTGCGATAACGACTCATTACCTCTTTGAGATATTGTTCCGCCTTGACTTTTGGAAGATTACCAACGTCAATATAGAAAATACGACGTTCGGGTGCGCGAGACAGACGATAAATGACCAAGGAATCTTCAATCATTCTCAGTTGATTGAGTGCCTTGATCGCCTTGTGAAGATATGAAAGTGTTGTTTTCTTATTTCTATCTACCAAACCAGAGGTGCAATATGCAACAGCATCCTTGGCAATCTTGACAGCCTCAGTTTTCTGAGTGGTGACCGTTACCGATCCGTATGAGTTTTTGGTGTTTCCTGGGTTGTAAATAAAGTATTCTGTGATACCAGGAAAGTCATATTTGGTGGGATCACTATCCGCACCAGGACGTTGACTCAGGGCAATTGCACCTGCATTTCCGTCTTTCTTTTGTTCACGAACAAACTTTACTTTCGCCGCATCCATGTAACGAAGTTCCTTGATACCCTCTTCAGGTTTTGCAAGGTCAATAACTTTATGGTAGTAAAGACGACCGTCTACATACCAGTTTCTAAAAATTTCGTGAGACTTCTTGTCGAAGTCCAACATTTCTTTGATGAACTGAAATTCAGTTCTAATGATATCTTTTACCTTATCACTAGCATTTAAATTAGAAAGTTCAATCTCTACAGGAGAGTCATTTAAGTCAGATACAATAGCTTCACTAATAATATCTTCAATGGCACTGTCCACTTCTGGATGAAGTGCCATGTCGCGATATCGTTTCAGAAGGTCGAATTCAGTTTTGAATACGCCTTCAACATCAAGATATTGACCATAAAACCCAGACGCAAGATAGTAGTCTGCCCCATCCTCGTTGTTTTCGGGAATGGGAGAGACTACCGTCTTGGCTGGTTTCTTATATGAATCGTCAATTGAAAAGCCAAAAAGAGAAGCCATTTTATAATTTGGTTATACCCTGTGTATAAAGGTATTTATCAACTTGTCAGATCTGCAGATCCGTCAGTGCCATCTCTGTATGCATCCCACCAGTGAACTTGGAACTGAACCTGGAACTCTTCAATCGCATCAGTCGAACCATAATCCAGAGGAATTGGGCTGACTTGAGTTGGATAAATTCCGTGGAACTTGTATCTTCTCAGAACTGGGATAGCTGCCTCACCATCTTTAGAAACCTTTCTACCGAGTTGGAATACGTTAGCATCACTCTGGTAGGTGTTTGGATTGGTTTCTCCAGAATCGAACTCATGGTTGTTGATGGCATTAGACCATCTTTCCATGGCACGACGGATACCAAAATCAACATCGTTGATAATCGTTACAGTCCAAGGATCGAAGGTTCTGTCTCCAGCAACGTGAAGAATACGACCTCTGAAGGCAACAGGGATGTCACCAACATTAGATGCAGGAAGTTCTGCAGCTTTGATCATGAAACGCATCTTCTCAGGTACGTCTCCACCAGCATCGATGTCAAGACCAGCTGGGAAGTTGAGTTCTACTTCAAATAGATTGGGGCGGGCGCCGCCCCCAACCAACTTACCCTTGAAATCATCAATGGTTCTATCTCTAAATTGAATGGCCATTTTGGGAAAACTCCGTTAGTGTTTTATTTTTGTGATCAAACTCTACCAACTACCTCTTCAAACGCAACGCCCGTTCTGGTAGCAACAAAGGTCAGACCGATGAAGTTGATAGAACGTGCAGGTTTGATGAAGATGTCAGCCTTAAATTCATTAGCATCAATAACGTCAGGAGTGTTATTGGTGTCATCACAGATGACAACGAAGTCGGTGATACCTCTCTTCGCTTGAACATCACGGAGATAAGGTTCAACGATGTTGCGGAAGTTTGCTCTTGTGATGTCATCGTTGAACTCAAACAGTTGAGTTCTAGCGGCAACTTCAATGGTTTGTTCCAGAGTGAGGAACAGACGACGAACGTTGATTCTGTCGAATGCAGAAGCGAACGAAAGAGCAGTCTTATCACCAAAGAGGAGGAATCCACCACCAGGCGAGAAGATAACTGGGTTAACTCTTCTGGTGTAGAGAGTATCTCTCTGAACTTTACTTGGGTTATATGCAAGTTTTACTGTGTTGAGGATCGAACCTCTTTGAGCACCTGCAGGAGAGAACCATGGGAACTGTTCCTGAGATGTTCTTGCCATCAGACCGGCGATGTCACCGTTAAGTGGCATGTATCTGAAGGTGTTGTTGAAACGATCGAACTGATACTTATATCCAGAGTCAAAGACCGCGTAGGAAGAAGATGTCAGTGCGTCGAAGAATTGAACAACGTTATCTGTTTGATTCTTAGAACTTGTAACATCAACAACAGACTCTCTATCTGGAGAAACAACTGCGATACAGTCTTTTCTACCCTCAGCAATAGCAATCAGTTTGTTTGCCTTAGCTTGAGAACCCTGTTTGTCATTAGGAATACCAGGACCGTTGAGGAGGAAGTTTACGGAGTATTCTGCCTCATTTTCAAAGATCTCATAACCACCAACGACATCACCGAGTGTTGTGGTATAACCACCTTCATTGTTGGTTCCACTGTAATCCTTACCAGCAGCAAGAGAGTAGAGTTGATTACCTGCAACGTTGAAGGTGACATCTTGAGTTTTTGTACCCCAGACGTTTGATGTAGAAGTTGCGGTAAATGCAGTCTGAATACCAGAAGCAATCGAACCGTTACCAGTAGAGACACCAACAAAAATATAGTTGGAGTTATCTGCAACGTAGTCCTTGTAGTAAACCTGAGAACCTAAAGAGTTAACAGCGTCTGTTGCCTTAGAAAGGAAAGCGTGTTTCTCAAGAATGGTTCCTGCATTACCAGAGATAGAACCCTTGTCATCAATAACAACTACGTGAAGTTGATCATTTTCAGAGTTTCTTGCAGCTGCATAACCACTTGTTCCTGGTTTTTCAGCAACGGACTTCCAAAGAACTTGTCCGTTATCCAGTTGAATGAATTGATTATTGTACCAGTCATCTCTTGTAGTTACGGAAGCAACCGTAGAAAGACCAGTAGCAGGAGCTGCAAGAGTCGAAGCGTCTGTGCTGATCGAAACACCAGCGGTTCCTGGTACACCGAATTGTCCAGTGCTAGTTGCAGTACCAACTGTGAATGCGTATGCTCCACCTTCAGTATAAGTTACAGGGAACACTGTTCCTGCAGCAGATACTCTGTTCAGAACCTTAACGTCAATTGTGCTGACTCCGATACCAGTGATGATACCTTGCAGATAACCATCATTGATGGATGTCGTTCCGACACCTGCAACTACAGAACTGGTTGCTTGAGTAACAGCAAGACCAACACTTACGTGTGCAGTAGCACCAGCACCGATTGTCAGAATCTGGTCAGCTGCACCATCGATGACGGCAACCTTGAGTCCGTTTGCCCAAGATCCTGGGTTTCTTGCGGCGAGTCTGTAGGAGGAGGTAGACTCGTAATTGTTTTTGTAGTCCTCGTAGGACTTGATCTTCAGAGTTGAAGTCGAAGCAACACCAACAGCACCTACGTTGGCGTTCCTGAGATTGGCTCCATCGATTCTACCGACTCTCAGTATGCCACCATACTGAAGGTAGTTAGCTGCGGTGTACCAGTACTCGTACTGTCTGTCTGAAGAAATAGGTTTACCGAATAAACTAAGTAATTCTTGCTCATTCTCAACGAGAATTGGCTCAAGAACTGGTCCTTGAGAAAAAGGACCGCAAATGGCACCCGTTTGATCGCTAATAGAATCAATTCTGCCAACGGTAAGGTCAACCTCCCTGACCTTTACCCCTGGAGATACTAAGCCGATGTTAGCCATTTAGTAAGTCTCCCTAAAGATGTCTCATATTTCCTAAAAATATTTATAAATTTGAGCGTCTCTGAATGGGGAAATCGCCAATGAACATCACCAATCTGGGTAAGACCAGGATAAATTATCTGTTTTACGACTCTCCTTGATTCTTTTCTTGGTGCAAGTCTTACATTCATAAGAATATGCAGATGGTATATCTCCTCTTGTCTTTCTAGTCTTATAAAATCCTTCAGTCAAATCCTTTGTCTCTCCACAGACACGACAAGTTCTTTGTTGAAAAAGAAGATGTCCAGATTCAAACTGTTCATCTAGATCCATTACCGATAATCCCACATGTAAGAACGATCACCATATTCATCAACGTGCCACCTGTCACCATCGGCATCCACAAATGATTCCTCTTCAGTTCCATCCATGATGAATCCAAACGGAGCCATGTCCTGTTCTATTTGATCTCTCTGGTCTTCATATATTCTCTTTCTAACGTCCTGGTCAGTCAACTCCTTGAAGTAGTCTTGTGCAACCAACCATGCATAAATTACCAGACACATTGCAAGGTCATCATTACAACCTTCTTCTGCCTCGAATGAATTACTCTTTTGAATGAAAGTGGTGAGTTCTGAGATGATGTCATAATCATTGAAGATCAACTTATCATCCTCAATCATCGTCTTGAGGTTTGAACATCCAATCTTTTTCACGGTCTTGGACATCTTGACACCCATCTGTGTTTTGGTGCCAGAAAAACCCTGTCCAACAATTTGACCTGCACGACCACGCATCGCACACATCAGAATGTTTTGATATTCCAGATCGTAATGTAAGATGCTTGCAACCTGGTCTCCAATATCATTCACCTCACAGAGAATGAATGCATTATTATAAGCCTTTGCAACATCGTAGATAACACTTGGGAACAACATCGGTTTGATTTCGTTGTTCTTAAACTTACCAACTACCTTATGTGGAAATGTAGTGATGTCAAAGATAACAAACGCAGAGTAATCAATACCCACACCACGAGCAACGTCAACAGTAACGATGTA